ATCATCATATATGTTTGCCGGTATCGGCGTGGCCCTTTCGGTTTTAGCTTTTTTCCTGAAGAAAAATAAGGTGGAGATTGATTTAATGAAAGAGCATGTCCGCGAGCTACAGATTTCAGATGCTCGTAAATCTGAGAGAATCGCAATCCTTAATAAGGTAGTCGAAGACCGCAGAAGAGATATTCAAAAACTGTTTGAGAAAAGCCGCTAATGTTTGAACTACTAACTCTATTCCTGACGGGTGGCGGATCTGCCGCAATGGGTAGCATACTTAAGGGTGTATTTGGTATGCTTACGGATGCTCGGCAACAAAAGTATGAAATTGAAATGGCAAGAGAAGCTCGGAATAACGAGTTCGCTATTAAATTCCAGGAAAGTCTTAATAGTGGTGATGGGGGTGCTTTCACTAGGGCTACACGCCGGATGCTCGCACTTATCGGAATGGGCTCCATCGCCTTCGTCACTTGCATCACAGCGATTTATCCGTCAGTCCCAATACTCAGTTCAACAAACATTACAGGGGAAGGACGAACAGAAATTCTTTTCGGGCTCCTCAGTTTTCCAGCAGAGCAAACCAATCTGGTCATTACCACGGGACACCTCTGCCTTTTCCAAACATCCGTCGTGTTGCCGATGATTGTCGGATTTTATTTCACACCTGGAGGAAGACGATGAATGACCCAACACCGACTATAGGATTCTTAGGTACAACTCTTTCTTTCACCCTTGGCCAATGGAATGATCTCTTCGGAGCTATGGCTGGAGCACTGACCTGCATCTATTTACTTTGGAAATTAGCTAAAATCAAAAAAGATGAAAAAAAATAAATCATTCAAACCGTGTCCTGGTTGTACAAACAAAGACTGCCTAAAGAAGGGTAAATGTCTCTCCCCTAAAGGTAAGCCTGGAATGTACGGCTACGACAAAGCAAAAAAATAATTTCCAACCGGTTACTTTTTTGTAGTGCGAAGTATATCTTCGCATTATGGATACAGAAACTGCGGAGGTTGAATCCCCGCAAACCGAATCAGAGTTTAGCATTGAGAATGCGTCCACGGACGATCTTCGCAATGCTTTGGGTATAACGCCGACTACCGAAGTCAATCAAGAGGTTACGACCGAAGAAGCTCAGCCTGAGGGACAAACCCCAGAGCCAGAGGCCGAAGTCCAAGAGCCGCAGGCTGAAGGCCAAGAGCCAGAGGAAGCTGAGACTGAGACTGAAGAGGAAAAGCTCGCAAAGCGTAGGATTCGTCCCCGCAATGAGTTAGACCAGCAAGTCATTGATCTTTATAGATCTGAAGGATTCCAAGGATCATTCGCCGATGCTTCAAGAATTATCTACGGTCAGGAAGCTCCACAACCCGCTCAACAAAATTTACAACCTAATCAGGATCAAGTCGAGGCGTCCGAGCCCGATCCCATCCAAGGTATAGATAAACAAGCTGACGATATCCGAGCAAGCATCCTAGAGCTTGAAGGAAAAGTCGAGAAAGCAGCAGAAGAACTTGAGACTACTCAAGCGCTGAAAATACAGCGTGAGATTATGAAGCAAGAACTTGAGCTGCAAAACTTGACTCTCCGTAAAGAGCAAATGCAGCGCGAGCAGGAACAGAATGTTTATCAAGCCCATCGCAGCAAAGCGATGGAAAGCCGTGATCGAGTTTACGAGCGTTATCCCGATCTGCAGGATAAACAATCTGTTTATCGGAAGCAGTTCGATGATTATGTCTCACAGGCTCAGAACGACCCCGATTACGCCGCAGTTTTTGACTCACCTCGTTGGCCGGAATTATTAGCCAATGAGTTCGCAGCCGCAAATATTCCTCAGCAGCAGGCTCCAGCGCCGGAAGCACCAGCTCCCGCACCGCAGGCTCCCGCTCCTCAGGCACCGCAGATGGGAACTCAAACGAAGGTATTGACGACTGGGACTACGGCACAACCTGTAAATCAACCCGCTACTCGCGATGGTTTACTTCAAGCACTTCCCGGTATGAGTAATGACGATCTTTACAAATTGCTGGGAGCCCCTGGAGGAGCCACTCCGCTTAGGTAGCGTATAAATCTAACCTAATCAAAATTATAAAATACAATGGCAACTAAAACTATTCCAGCTAATCCCGATCCAATCGCAGCAGGCGCTTCCGCCGGCAATGTTGACTTGGTAAAGGGAAATATCACATCATATCAGGGTTTACTTGACGGTCCTTCCTCTGATTTGCGTTCACGCCTCTGGTCCGAGCTCGTAACTCGTGACGCGAGGGAAAAAAACGTATTCGCAAAATTCATCGGAGCCGAAGGAAGCGGTAGCCCAATCGCTGAAAAGCGTGACCTCGCTGCAGGCGGATCTGATAAAGTAACCTTCACAACTGTTGCTCCAATTCGTGGGCAAGGAGTTCGTGGGGAAGCAATCCTAAAGAACAACACTGACAACCTCGACTTCGGAACATTCAATGTTGAAGTTGACCTCGTTCGTCATGCTGTTTCCTGGACTCAGGTTCTCAAGCTTATGAGATTCACCGGTAAAACTATCGATCAGCTTTCTGCTGAAGTTATGTCCGAGTGGATGTCACGCACCGAGCAGGATCAAATCCAATTCGTTATTCGCCAAGCATGTATTAAGAATGGTGGCAGCAGCAATGTTATCGACGGATACGGAACAGGCGCAGGCGGAGCTCTTAAATATGTTGACGGATTATCAACCGACATCATCCAAGAAGCCAAGCAAGCGCTTATCGCTAACGGCGGTGAGCCAATGAACACTGGCGGAGATCAAAACCAAGAAATTCCTGGTTACTTGTTCTTCGCTCCTGACGCAGTTCTTCGTCCTCTTCGTTCTGACCCCGATTATCTCGAGGCTATCGTAAATGCTGACGAGCGTAGCGGAAACAATAAATTGTTCTCCGGTAGCTATGCAAAATGGGACAACAACATCATTGCTAATCACAATGTGATCATCGACACCGCTCGCGGTCGTCAAGGATCTCCTTTGTTGCCTACCTTCTACTCATACGAAGCAATCTCTGATGCAACTGCTAAGATTGAAACTGATGGTGATACATTCGCAAACTTCCGTGGAGCTTTCGTAAATGTTCCCGTTGGAGGAGGAGACGCTATCGGAGCAAATGACGACGGAACTTACTACATCCTTGGTATCAACACCAACGGTAAGACTCGTTTGTACAGCTACAATCATGCTAATATCACTAACGGTGTTGCAGACTTCTCCGACATTAAGCTTAGTCATGTAGCCGGAAAGGTCGACACCAACCAAAGCAATACCTTCGCAGCAGGTTCGATGTTCGTACAAGCCAACTCGCTCGGAACACCTATCGGATACGCTCTTGCAATGGGTAAAGATGCTCTTTACTTCGCAAAGGGTTCTATCTACGGAGAGCAAATCTTCCATTACGACGATTTCGCCAACAGCGGAAACGAGGCTCACCTCTCTGCTGTCGGTGTTCAGTCCGTATACGGAATGAATGTTCGCAAGGACACAAGAGGTCGTGTTCCAGGTGTTCAGCTTGTAGAAGCTGTGCGTCAGGTTCCTGGTCTGTCCTTGACCCAGTAAATGGATTTTTCATCCACCTAACCACTCAGCCTCTCCTCTGCGTAGCGGGGGAGAGGCTTTTTTTAATTTATGAAAATAATCATCCTAGGAAAAAGAGATATGATGGGCACAACGCCCTCCATAAGAATTAAAGGAATTTCGCAGAAAAGATATTTGTTTCTGTGGGATAAAGAATCTCGGACTTACGCATATGAGCCTGAGAATCAGAAAGAGGTAGATGATATTTTCCGTACGCAGGGAAAACTTTATAAAACTATGTTCTTCTCTGTATTGCTTGAAGAACCAAAAAAGGTAGCGACCAAGAAGAAGAAGAAAACTCAACCGGTAGCGGAAGAGCTAGCGGTTTCCTAGTATTCTTTAATGGTCGATATCTCTTTTTTAGCTCTAAAAGATCAGCTCGCGTCCATGCTTGGCGCTGATGAGAGCGCTGATCTTCCTCCTGTTGATCGGAGCCGTCTTGGTATCTGCATCAATCAGGCTTACCGTGAATGTTATAATCCTATTGACGGTAGGCGTCCTATGTGGGCGCAAAAACAGTTTACCTTATCGTATGAGCGGGAACAGGCCGGGGCCGATCTTCCATCGGAAGTAACCTCAGTTGATAAGATTCCTGAGCTGGTAGGGGAGGGACCTCTTTCTCCAATGACTGGTCCTGAGGCTGAGATTCGCGCTCGTGCTATATTCTCATGGGATTTTAGAGCACCATCTGGTCGTGGGTTAAACTTCCCGCAGTACAAAGATAATGAAGCTGAAATTGCTCGTCCTGTTTGGTACTACTTAGACAATCGAGATAAGGGTAGTGATGAGAAAGTAATCCCTAGATTCTACTTATACCCGATACCTGACAAAGCCTACACAGTTGAGCTTTATGCAAATATCGTGCCTTCATCTTTAATCAATGATGCGGATAAACCAAGAATACCTTCGGATCTTGTGTGGGATATTATGTTTCCCATGGCGCAGGCTAAACTACTTTCAGACCCTCGTTACAATGGCGATAACCGTGAGCTTCTGCTCCGTATGGCTGAGGAAGCTCGAAAAAGACTAAGAACATTAGTTACTCCTCAGAAACATAAAGGATCTCTTCGTTTGACCCGTAGAGTGGGTTGGTAGTCCTATGGCCAAAGACCTGACAATCAGGATTCTGGGTCGTCCCCAGGTTTCTAAAGACGATGCGGTTGGGTATCAGCGCATAAGCCGACAGTATGTGGTCGAAGGCTACAGGGCTAGCTATGCAGGAATCAACGATTCGAACAATCCATTATTCCTGGCTGTTGGTACCGAGGATGAAGAATTTGAAGGTCACTATTTAGTAGACCAAAAGATAAGCCCGAAACAGGGTTCTGTTGACACTGCATATCTCACTCGTGAATTCGTAGAGATACGACCTACATGGAGCTCTGAACAGTTTAGTCATAGCAACGGGTTCCAGAGATGTAGCCGCACATTTGTTGCGCTTCGGGCTGTAAATACCCTTGGTTATTCAGCAGATAACTTTCAGTACCATCCAGAAGTAAGTCCTCAGAAAGATGAGAACCCCTGGAAATACGCACCTAGTGTTGTTCTTAATTCTGAGCCTACTTTATCGGAAGAATTCGATATACCGAAAGGTATAAATTTTAACCAGAAATGGAGTAGGGTATCTATCGCTGTTGATACAAAATCTCCGGGTATTGATGTATGGAATGTTTCATGGGTTTCCCCTATTAGGCCAGAGGGTGAGCCTACAATCACAAAAGATACGGCTGCCGGCTATCAAACAGTTTCTCGTTCGTATGCAATCAGTGCGGAATATTATAATAAGAATAAGATTTTCGACTCTTCAAATCCTTTGTTCTTGGAAACCGGTAGAGCGGATCATGAGTATACTGATCACTATTTAGTAAATCAGCAAATCAAGCCTTTACTCAATGCACAGAAAGGTGCGGATGAAGTAGAAGATCTTGCTGTGCTTACTCGCGAATTTGTGCAAATAAGAGACACATGGAGCTCTGAACAGTTTGCTCAGAGTCGTGGATTTAAAAGGTGCAGCCGGACATTCGTTGTGATTAGAGCTGTAAATGAATTAGGATACAGCAGCGACAATTTTGCCAAACACCCTCATAATAATCCTGATAAGGAAAGCAGTCCCTGGGAATACATACCAAAAGTTGTAGAAAACTCTGAACCTTATTTATCTGATCTTTTTGAGATACCTATAGAAGTAGAATTTAACCACACATGGCATCGTACATCTATATCAGTTGATACAAAAGCTCCTGGTATTGATGTTTGGAATGTTTCGTGGACAGCACCGATAAGACCGCAGGGTGAACCTACGATTACAAAAGATAATCAAATAGGTTACCAGACTGTAAGAAGATCTTACGCTATAAGCGCTGAGTTCTACACTAAAAATAAAATATTTGATGCTGAGAACCCGTTGTTTCTACCCGTCGGTACTCGCGATTTTGAGTTCAATGATCATTACCTAGTAAATCAGCAGATTTCTCCTTTAACTAACGCCCAAAAGGATTCTAGCGATTCTACAAAAGATCTAGCTATTCTGACTCGTGACTTTGTAGAAGTTCGTGACACTTGGGTGTCTGAGAGTGTTTCATCGTCAAGCGATCTTAAAAAGATTCGCAGAAACTATGTAGTTCTTCGCGCCGATCATTTTAGAGGATACTCCCCAAAAGGTAGGGAAAGTACATGGACTAAACATCCTTTGAATGAGTCCGCTAGCGGAACTACAAATAATAAAACTCCGTGGGAATATGCCCCATACCCTGTATCAAGACCCCCAGAGGATCTCCAATACAGCTACCCGACGGAATCTCCTATAGAAAAAACTCCTAAACTTGGTGATGTAGGTTTAATCCAGGCTTTAATAGCTCAATCGAGTAATATTAATATGGGTAAGTGGTTAAGGGGTTCGGCTCAGGTTAATTTTAGCAATCCAGGAGTAGATATTTGGTCAGTTGAGTGGGTTAGCCACTGCCGTCCTTATTGGACGCTTGGCGGAGAAAAATCCTTGGGGTCAACTTCTTTTCAATCACCGCAATATGTAGAATTTGATAATGACGGGTTGAGGATTAGTGCAAGTGGCTCTTCGGGATCAGGCTCAGTTGTTGGACAGGTAGCTTCCTTTTCATTCTATGTGGTGAATAAAACCATCAGCACCAATCTCTCAGCGTATTGGAAAGGAGTTAGCTCATCACAACCCTCAGTAATGTTAGACTTCTACTTGATACCAAAAGTTGGTGGAAAAGCTATTGAGTTTAGGCAGCTCATTAAGAATGCAATTTTTACGAGTGTTGGTAGGACTGACTTAGGTGGTTTAGCCACAGGATCAGGCATGACTAACGGTTTTAAATTTCTTGGTAATTACTACAACGGGGATAAAAAAGTCAGCGAGCTTCCTACATTTAAAAATATACCAATAGCTGATGGGGGTGGAACTATAACATACAGCCAAGGAAGCGGAGGTAGTACAACTGTCGCAGCCAATCTTAGCGTTGTAAGTACCCCCGTGTTTACAAGTTCTGACCCCACAGAAGAGAGTAGAATATTTAAAGTTATTGTGAGCTATGTTGGGTGAAGATTCGGATTTAAAAGAAAAATTTCAGGAGTTTGAGTTAAAGCTTGAGCAGCTTAAATCTGAAATTGATCAGGCTTCCGAGCAGCAAATTGTTGCTGATGTCGAACAGGGATTTAGTGATGTTGGTGGTAGTGGCGGTGAGCAGTTATTCAAAATTCACTGGATTGAAATTTCTGAAACTAGCTTCGAAAAATGTGAAGATGTAGAAAGCACAGAAGATGCTCAAAAAGCTTTTAAGGAAGCAGCAATTGAGCGTGGGGTCGGTATGCGAAGTGAAGAGGTTTTGCATGGTGATCTAATGGTTCTACTCTGTAATTCTGCAAAGGAAGAGGATCAGGAATCTGGTGAAATAACCTACACCGATGCCTGCTACTATATCGGAATGTGTATCAATACAGATAACACATGGCATCAGGATGAAAACCCTCAGAGCGATATAAAAATTGCAGAGAGTCATACGGTTTCAGGTGATTCAACACTCCGTCAATTTATAGCTTGGAATAGCTGTGGTGATTCCTGCCCCGAAGAGCCTGAAAAACTGGTTTTGGATGAGTTTAAAGAACCGGAAAGTGGCGGAGGTGAAGAGCAGGTAGATAGCATAAAAATAGTATCACCCTTCGGTAGCACCCTTAAAGCTAAAGCCCATGAGCTTCAATCCATGACCTTTAAGAAAAAGGAGGGAGATCCTAGTCCTGAAAACAATGAACCACCCCCGACAGAATATGTCATGTTCAAGGATGGGATCGAATACGATGCTGGTGCTTTATTTAAGTTTTCTAACTACATAAACGAGGCTTCGGATGGGTATGATGTAACTGCAAATGTTAATCAGGTATCTTTATCTAGCTCCTCCGCAACTATTCAGGATATTAAGCTTAATGCTAAAACATACGATTTACAGAAATTAGACATCACCTCGGACAGTTGCGGATCTTTAAAAAGAGAGAAAGCTAAGGATGAGAATGATGAAGAGATCCCTCCCGAAAAAATAAAATTAGTCTCAAAGAGCGACGAAAGCGGTTCTCAACATACTATAAGTTCTTTAAGTGTAGTTGAAGGGTCAGAAGAGGTAAGCCTTGGTACTCTCGATCTGCAAAGCTTGCTGGTTACTGAAGAACCTTTTATATCGGGTGCTAACCCTCCTGACTTTTTCGTACCAGCAATAATCGATGCTAATGGATCGGATGGCGTGGTAAACGGAATTGAAGAGAAAAAAGAGGTAAAACTCTTAAACGATTTCAAGATTGAAATTACTCAGGCACCTGTTGGTGATACTTGTACTGCAGTTACTATAACCCCGAAATTCAAGAAACAGGATTTTACATTTCATAGCGGTCTTCTCACCAAGGTTGCAGATCCTGGAGCCTGGCAATCCGGCACTCCTTCAAGCTTTACATTCATGAAATGTACAGCCTGTGATGCTACACTTTCGGCTACTGCTCCGGGTGTTTGGACTTCACCTGGATCAGTTTTAAGTACAATTCCAACAGGTAGCGAAAATATTTTCCCAAACTGTGCGAGAAATTACTTTGGCCAAATCCTAGATGATCCAAATCCAGACGATAATTACTCCAAGAATTGGACACTAACTGTTTCAAGAAAAATTGATGATGGAAATGGTGGATATAAAGATGAGGTGAGTTACAGAGAATTATGGCAGTACGAGTCCTGCGATCCGAATGCGGGATGGGATTCAAAAGAGGCCGTAATTAGGTTCGAAAAAGTATACACACCTGATGCTAACGAGCCGCATGCGGAAGTTTGGCAATCGGGTAAAGGATCCTACACGCCGGTCTACTCCAAAAAAGAAAAATACGACTGTAACGGTGAAGAAACCGAAGAGAATTTTTATTCATCTAACCTAACACTAGTATGAGCGAAGAACAAAAACCTAAAGATTTACCTAAAATCGACAGCTCTAGAGGGCTTGGAGATACAATAAAAAAAGTAACTGATGCACTGCATATACCGCAGTGCGGTGCATGTAAACGCAGGCAGCAAAAACTCAACCGATTGTTCCCATACAAGGAAAAGCCTACAAATAAAGAGTGAGGTTTTTCCGGATACCATCCTTCACCGGGATCGAGGCGCATCGCGATGATGCCGATCGCGGGTCCCTTCGCGTAGTCGAAGGTTGCTTGCCGTACGGGCCGGGCGGCTTGCGCTCCGGTCCTGTGTGGAAGAAAGTGGGAGAGGTATCATCTCTGAGTAACCTTGATGAGAATCAGCTATACGGTGCTGACGACGGAAAAGGCAATTCGGCTATGTTTGTAAGCCGAATGAATGAGGTTCATGAGCTTGCTATCGTATCTACTGAGAACACGAAGTTAGAATCATTTGGAACTAACTACCTTATCGTCGATCCTGTTGAGATGTACCAAGAAGGTAAAGCGGTTCTAGCTCCTGTTGGTAATCAGCTTTATTCATTTGGTGACGGTGATGGAGAAGCAGTCTTTGTAGGTAAACAATCAAAAGGTGTATTTCCTGACGAAGAGCTTTACTCTTATGAGTGGTCCAAATTCCCAAACTGTAAGTTCTTTGTCCAAGGGCCGAAGAAAACAATTTATGCTGCTGGTAATCCTGACCAACCCTTACGGGTCTACATATCAGAGCCTGCATCGAAAACCAGTCCGATCAAAGACTCTCCTTATTCTACTGAAGAGCCAGTCATTGATGCGTATGGAGGATTGCTCAGCGTAGTCGATATACTAGCTACTAACGCAACAGAGATTACAGCACTATCATCGCGTGGCGATCAGGTAGTTGTACACACTAACAAAGGATGCCATCTCCTCTACGCTCCGACCTCTGACCAAGCGGAAACGGGTTACAGAGTTGAGCAGGCACCCGCTACCAATTTCTCAGCAGCCGTAAGCTCTCAGGTTGTTGCCGGTGAGACAGGATCCATGAGCTTCTGGCTTGGGCACGATGGCCAGATCTATAAGGATGAGTCCGCAAGCCGTGGGGCAGAGGATGTGAAGAACTATGCAGATCCTGCACAGGTTAGTTGGAAATCTAAAAGTGTATGGGAGAAAGAACTTCACTACGATCTTCGTGACTCTTTTGCAGCTTACGATAGACAATCAGGAATGTACTGGATCTATGTGCTCGCACCTGAGTATTTAGACAATATTGATGACGGGATTCCTGGAATGGTGGTTAACCTGGAAGCTCTTCCCGAAAGACCTGGAATTGTCACAAATCTTAATGCGTTAACGGGATTACCGGGTCAAGTTACTGACTTAGTCGCAAACCCATTAGCTCCGGGTAATATTTTAGATCTTAAAAGCCTACCAATTAGACCGGGCACTGTTACTGATTTAGATATAGTACTGAGGATTCCAAGTTTTGTAACTGATCTTGTTGCTCTACCCCCTATTCCCGGCTCGGTAATTATTGACGCCAAACCAATTGTTCCAGGAGATATCGACGATCTTGAAGCCGAGCCAATCATACCTGGAGATATCCCAAATCTTGATACTAAACCTGTTTTACCGGGAGATGCTGAATCCCTTGAAACTCTGCCGGTTAGACCAGGCATTGTTACAGATTTAAAAATAGCTCGCAGACCTGCCGAGGTCACAAATCTCGAGGCAGAACCCCGCTTACCTGGAGCAGTTACAATCGTAGCTAATCCTGTAATACCTGGAGATGTAACATCTTTAAATACAGAACCTCGGGAGCCAGGCTCAGTCGGCAATCTCAACTCGCTCCCTGTTAAACCGGGCTCCGTATCTTCTGTAACTTCATCACCTTCTACCCCTTCAACCACTGGAACTGTAGTAGCTAATCCTGCAATACCTGGAAATGTAGGTACTTTAGATACAAAACCTGTGGCACCGGGAACCGTAACTGATCTAGAAATTGAGCTGACGCAATTAGGTAAACCTGAATTGACGCTTAGTGTTCCAGGGTACATGAACCCTGAGCAATCAAATTTTTCGGCAGATTGGACACCTGTTGAAAATGCAACATATCCACAGGGATATGAGCTTCAGTTTGATAAATATCAATCTGGGCAAAATTACTTCGATCCACCGGATGAGGAGTACACGCCTGATGCGTCACCTATGAACTTTACAGACCTAGAATACTATAAAATGTACGCTGTGCGTGTTAGGGCTGTAGGTCATGGTAGGTTTACCACAGGTCCATGGTCGGATGTAAAAACATTCCAAACTCCTAGGCAAAAGCTCGCTGTACCAGAAAATCTTAATGCATTCTATAGTGTCTTTAACGAGGACCCATCTAAAGATGTTACGGTTACATGGACGCATAATCAGCTAGCAGATGTGCATCAGCTTCAGATCTCCACAATTTCTGACTTTAGCACATTGGTAATTAATCACACACAGACAAGTGGACCAGCACTTTTTATAGAGGAAGAACCAGACAGCCTTCTCACTCCGGAGACTAATTACTATGTTCGTATTAGGTGCTCTGGCGGTAATTACGAAACAAGTGATTGGTCGGAAACAGTTCAATATAGAACTGCAAATGAGATACCCGCACCGCACACTGTTACCAATCTTGAAAAGACAGTCATAAAACCAGGAAGTGTAACTGGATTAGATGCTGAAAAAGAGATGCCAGAGCCTGACATGACATACGCTTATGACGACGCATTTAAAGCTACAAATAATCTATTTGTTTCTGATTACGCAGGTCTACAAGCTAAAGGGTGGGCCTGGACTCTAAATCAATATGCAAGCTTTGCTCCCGCTACTAATGCAACGGGCTTAGATGCAACAGGTACATACAATAAATCGGGTCACGAACCTATGAATACATATTTCCCCAGAGGTGGAGTAACAACACGCGGAATAAACTTCGCCGGTCATTCTAGTTCAACATACCATATGAACTGGTCGAATGTTAAATACAGGGGGTTACGAGACGCAGATGATTTAGGAAGTTTTAAAACCCCTGGTGATAACTATGTGAATTACCGTTGGGCGGATACTCCTCAGGGAGTATTTCCTTCGTGGACCGTAGATGCGTGGTCTAGGAATAACCGATACTACGACTCTTTCCCGGTAAAAGTTTGGATTTTCTACGACCCCAATGGAACTTATCAGGGTGGAAGAGCTGGATATGTAGCTATATGGGGTCAAACAACCAACGACAGTGGACAGTTTATCGTAAAGAGAACTAATAACTGGCTCTACATGGGAAGAATTTTAAGAAAAGCGGATAATTACGATGACGCACTTGTACCAAACAATCCATTTGGTACTTACTACCTTTATGAAAATGGGAACTACATGACTGTTCATGTTGGTACTGTTCCCATGGACGGAGGAGTTTCAACTCATACTCCAAACGGTCACGCAAGATTCCAAGTACCTGGAGCGACCCTTAATGTTAACTGTAAAAACGGTAATCCTGTTTAAAACCAACCGATTGAAAATAACTAACAAAACCTTAAAAATTAAACACTATGGCAACGATTAATCTATCTTGGGCTCCACCCGCAGAAGCTAATGGTGGTTCAGCTACTGAATATAAAATATGGAGAAAAGAAGGAACCCATTCTTCTGGCTCTACTATTGGGGACAATCCTGACGCTGAATGGCCTAAAACGGTAAATCACAGTGGTGCTGCAGCTGCATCTCAGACATATGCAGATACATCAGCTGTTTTCGGAACTACATACTCATATACAGTTAAAGGCAGTAACGCGGCTGGAGATTCCGCAAACTACTCAACACCAGACAACGCTCAAGCGTAAGTCTGATTCGTAAGGGCTTGTAGCTCATGTCCAACGAGTCACTGCCTGCACGCGTAAAAGTAACCATACCGCCAGAGGCGGATAATTCTTGGGGTATTTGTGAGGGTTACTACAATGCATCTCAAAGTAGTTTCGGTTTTGTTGAAAGCTATATCCATGAAACAGATCCAACATGCCGAATCATTCGGCTATTTGGCACAAATGTCGATTACAAATGGCATCTAGCTAAGTTCATACCACATCCGGATTTACCTGATTGGTTACGCGATCCTGAAAACCAAAATTCTTATTTAAACATTATTCAAGAAGTCCCTCTTTGGTACAATGTAGAAGCTAAAGGAGGAGAGGACATACCATGCATGGGTTGTGCCGCAGGTGTTAGGGTAGAAAGCGGAGAGTTTACGCATAGGTATAATGTAAAACATACTTTTGAAGACCCTAACTACTCAGTAGAATTTGGGGGTAAAAGAATTAGCGGTTCATCTTTTGTTGATACATGGACTTGTAACGGTCCGTGCGAGTTTCAGTCATATGCTCAGTCCTGTACTTGGGCTCCCGGTGATACATATTCAGAAGCTCGAGGATGTGACGGACCGTGGGATGTAGTTCCCCTAAGAACTAGACTTATGGGCTGGGTGGACAGCCTAAATGAAAACTCTCTAAATGAAATCTGGGAGCTTACACACGATACAGATATTAGCGGGGCTCAGGATCATAGTTTTTTAAAAAGCGGATGTTTTTTTGCGGATGGCAGCTATCCAAATGAAGCCTACCCTGGTGATAAAATCGTAACAGGTAATGAATACACTAACCCAGGGCTAAAAGGGGAATACTACACAGCACCTAACAAATATGGGAGAGGGAATGGTCGAGATGTCTTTTGGCAGTTTGAATTAACATCATCTCCTGAGAAAAAATGGTCGTCCGTAGGAAGCTTTTTACCATCGCAATATCAAGCCGCGCAATTAATTGAAGCAATAGAATGGACTGATACAAGAACACCTGAGCAAATAGCAGATGGTGCTCCATCAAATGAACCGGAACTAAGAAAAAGTTTAGGTTGTATGATGTTCTCGGTAACATCTCAATGGGATGTTAATCTTACAGTTGATGCAACTAAAACAGATTCTCCGCCTGCAGCTTTTCCTATTGCAACTCTTGAACCTGAGGGAGAACTGCCTAGTCCACCTGATTTAAGGTTAATCGGCCCTAGTTTTGTACAAGTATAGCGGACAGAGACTGCTGAATTTTGGAATGATCCAGGAACTGATCCAGTAACAACACCTAGCAAAGCAGTAAACACTAGTCATACAGGGCAGCATTTAATTACATACACTTACTGCGATCCAGAGACAGACCTATGCGCGACTGTAGAGCGTACTGTTCATGTAACAGAAGAAGAGATTTCATCAACACTTGATCTTGTGGGTGAAGAGAGTGTTACTATTCAATGTAACGAAACTTTTGAAGATCCAGGAGCAACTGGAACGGATGTTGGTGGAGAGGTTGCATTAGAGGTAACAACAACAGGAACAGTAGATAGCACAACGAACGGTAGTTATGTTCTTCAATACTGTGTCCTCGACAGTGTAGGAGTACAACAGTGTGTGACTAGAACTGTTACAGTTGAAGGCTGTGCAGGTGGAGGCGGAGACGGCGGTGGAGACGGTGGAGACGGTGGAGACGACACTGATAATGACGGTGTCTCTGACGAAGATGAGGTATCTGACGGAACCGACCCTAACGATCCAGACTCAGACGATGACGGTCTGACTGATGGGGAGGAGAAGGCTGCTGGCACTGACCCCAACGATGCTGACTCTGATGATGATGGATTTTCTGATAAAGAAGAAACTGACGCGGGTACCGATCCTTGGGAGTATAACGATCAGCCTGGTGGTGGAAATGGTGATGGTGGCGGTGGAAATGGTGATGGTGGCGGTGGCGATGGCGGCGATGGCGGAATTGGGCCTGGAGATGGCGGAGGCGGCGGAGGCGGAGGCGGAGGCGGAGGCACTCCTCCAAATGCACCGAGCCTAGGGCCTTTGAATCTTCAAGCTTTAACAGGAGTAACAACAGCTCCACCCAATCAAGGACCTCTTAATTTATCCGCACAAGCACAAGAAATCCCGCAAACCCCACAGCTGGGACCTTCAAATTTACGGTTTGCCGTAGTAGAATCATCTACCACGGCTAAGTACAAAGGTTTTGTTTTCGATCCTAGAACATCTTCTCTTTCTGGCCCGTTTGTAAGCGAAGATATTACTGCGATTACAACAAAAGATAACTCTTCTGAGATGTATGCAGTTAATCGGGATAATGAGATTATCCAGACAGTCGTTACAGATCTAAACGACACCGTATACGCATCTGCACCAGATCCGTTTACAGATCTTACGACACCGCTCACAGGTAAGGGAGTCGTAATGTCCAGCGTTGGTAAAGGGTTTACCTACAGAAACAGATATAAAGCAGAGCCTTTCGCAGAATCAGTAATTGGTAGCGGTGCTGTTGAAAGCCCCTTATATTTTAAAGACGGATATCTTTCAATAGCGGAGACAAATTGGATGCATCTCGGAGATGAGCATAACGAAAAACAAATCCATCGTGTTGATCTCCGATTCCATAAAAACTCAGTCGGTCATCTTTTCCTTTATGTTCAGAACGATGACGGTATGGTCAAAGGTCAATACAAAGGAGCGCTCAAGGAGCATATGAAAGTCTTCACCAACCTTCGAGGTCGTGGATTCCAAATTTGCATGATGATTGTCGCCCATAAAGATTACCCATGGGCCATGAGAGAAATGGCCATAGGGCATCTTTACGGTAAGAGCTTCTAAGCAGCCCAGAGTTTGAGGATCTTTTTATCCTCAATTAAGTCTGAATAGAATTTGTTTGTAGTGCTCGAATCTGCGTGCCTGCACCATTTCTGCGAGGTGTATAAGCTCTCGGTGGTCGACACATAACTGCCAAACAATTTCCGGAGTTCATGCAACGGGCTTGCTCGATCCCAGCCAATATCTCTGAGAAGTCCAAGCGCTTCTTCGAACACAGGTCTTCCGCTGTCTGCTCTGTTCTTAATCAGATAATCTTCGCCTGATGCGGTGTTTAGTATTTTCTTGGCTACAGCTTTATCTCCCATGCTGTGACCTTGATGTCCACCCTTAGGGCGGAATTGTTTCTCCGCTTTCACAGTAACCCGAGCCTTTGACCCTTCGAGATCGAACCATGACCTTCGGCAATGGAATATCTCATTCCGTCTCAGCCCAAAGATTAAGGATAAGCCCAGAAGCGTATGGATATCGCCTGTGGTCGTATGCCATAGGGCGAAGGTGTCATTAACTAAGGACATGGGTGGAAGGACATAATCAGTACCCAACTTCTTATAGAAGTCTATGTCCTGAATGTCTTCATTGAAGTCAGTGCTAAACCCATCAAAAATCTTATGATTAAAGATGGCTTTGGTGCATCTGATCTTTGAGTTGACTGTTCTCTTGCGCGACTGGATTTCTCCCTCATCGGTCAATCCCTGCAAAGCTAAAACTTTATACCCATTTATGAAAGATGTATTCAGCTCTCCGCAATCGAAGTCATCGACATCCTTTTTATTCAGCATAACACGAACAATCCTTTTCAAATTGTCCATGTAATCCTTCACAGTTTTCTTGGCTATACCAAGCGCTACCCTGTGATCATTTAGCCTCTGTTCAACATCCTTGATGGTTGGTGTCGGACCTTTCTCAGCGTTGAATTTCTTCTTCGCATACATCTCAATCACCTCATTTATAGGATAGAGCGTTTTGGCTGCACGGATCTTGTCAGCAAGATCCAGTGCCTGGCGTTTATCATATCCGAGAGGGAACCAATACTGCTTGCCATCGATCATTGGGCGGTAAGCCCAAACTGCATTTTTCGATTTTCGCTGTATTCGCGTTCCAACGCGGGAGCGGGCGCCTAATTGACGCATAGGTTGGTGTGTGGTCATTCGGTTGATGTAGTGTGTTTTTTTCATAGTGTCCAGTGTTTATGCGGGACCTACACTACGGGTAGTATTAATTTTCAAATTTTGAATCCGGCGCGTCTACCAATTCCGCCATCCGGGCTAAAGTGTTGCAAATTAATGACTTGACGAATGTAGTGCAAGCCTATACAATGTATATATTGGCGTTCTAACGCCTAATCGACGCATAGTAAAGAACAAATGAAAAAGTGGTTAGATAAACAAAAAGACCAAGAGAAGCATATGCTCGAAGCTGTAAACATTCAGGTAAGAGAAGTGGTCGAAGACCTAATTCCTCAAATCAGATTATCAGCTTTGGAAAATGAAATGATGTCGGATGTAAGATTAAACATTCACTTCGAGTTCAATGAAGAGAACACGGAGATCTGGAGTGAAGGTCAAGTCTACTTCCCACCGAAACAATCGGTGTCGACAGCGTTTCAAATCGGGTATGGGGCAGAAAAAGAAAAACAAGATTCTTGAGAAGCTGGGATTAACCGCTGACGAAGTTCGTACAGCGTTTAATGTAAACACACCCGAGGAGAAGCCTAAGCCCAAAGGCTATCTGTTTCGGCATGACCAAATGCGAATGAGTAAACGCATGAAGCGTTGGGAAACAATGGTCTATGCCAGATTTCTTGGAGGTATGCACCCAAAAGTAATTGCAGGATGCCTTGGTGTAAGTGAAGAGACTGTAAGGGTTAGGCTTCGGGCCGCAGGATTCTTTGTGAAAGACCTTAAAGTTTCTTAAACAGATCCCACTGCTCCTTATATCTCTCGGTCATCGATTTACTATTCTCAATATGCGGGTAGAACCACACCGACTTAGCCCTAATCTCAAGACACGGAATAATGTACCATGTGTCGACGGGCTCGACATAAGCTGCTAATATGTCGACTTTTGTGCAATCTATCGACATTTTTGAACTCTGACCGGTAGCTGCAAGAACTTTATATCTTTTCTTTCCAGTTCGACCACCCTCACGATTCTCAGAGGCCGTACCCTTGATCTGAACTTTGTAAAGCTTGCCCGCCCCGTTCTGGACTATACAATCAAGCGGAAGATTATCTCCCGCAGGCATGAACAAGTCATAGCCCAACTCCAAGATCTTGGAGAAGAACTTAAACTCGTAAACAGTACCTGCGGTTTTATTAGCCATTTACACCGTCAACAACCCATCCGTACTGCAGTTTCTTGGATCGGGAAACCCATGGGAAACCTTTGGATTGCATGTGCTTCAACCCCCAACCTAAACTTCTTGTGGAAATATCCTTGAGGAGAATCTTATTACCTTCATTTGCTCCGAGAACTTTAAGAAGCTCTGAGCAGGTACCTTCCCAGAAATCTTCTTTCAGTGTCTTTCTCCACATTTGCAGAAGCTCAATGATGTGAGCGAAATTACTATTTGCTCCCGCAAGCTCCTGAATCTCCTTGTGCAAAAATGCTTTCACCCCAAACCTAAGCTCCACGAGCTCTTGTGGAATCTCATAGTCCAAAAGCCAACGGGCAAAGGCCGGAAGCTCAGCTTCGGCTGTCTTTTTTGTCTTAGAATTAAAAGCGTAGCCATCATTACATTTAAAGAGCATAAGCTTGTCCCGGATACTCATGTCTAGATCGGGTAGAAGTCTCATTGATACAGGATCATCATTGAGGGTAATGCTAATTCTCCCCCGCCAGTAGGCTCTACCAGATTTCTTGAACTTACCTTTGATTAGAAATGTGTCATTGGCTGTATGCTCTTTGAGCCTTGCGGTAAAGGCTGTATGCATAGCTGACGATGCTGTAGGTGCCTCATCATCTACCAACCAAGCCCCGAACTCAAACAGGTGTTCTGTCCAATCTTCCTTTCCCGTTAGATAATCGGAGGCTTTAATACCACCGCCAAGCAAACCCCCAAGAATTACATTGTTGTATAATGTCTTTCCGCAATTAGGAGGACCGACAAGAAAGTGTGCATGACCTTTTTCTGGCTTACCCTCGTACGCATTAGCGTACGCATAGGCTAACCAAGCCAGCTCATATTTAAGCTGCTCCTCTCCGAGCATATGCTCCATCCATTCAGCGATCGTCGGAAAATGCTCACCCCATTCACCACTATCATTACTTGGTGCCAGTGGTCTAATCTTGGCTGTGTTAAAGTACAAACCGTTCTCATGGTTCACGATCCTTGCCTTTGTGAAACAAAAGGGGATACCTGCATCGACTCTTTTGGTCGTGTTCACCATATGAATCGCTCTGCGTGCTTCGGACACATTTTCGTGCCTTCCAGGGCGAGCAGAGAGGTTGTAACGGCATTGCAGATCCAAAAGAGTGTCTTCCTTGCTGTTGACCGTATAACCGCCTTTACCGTCCTCTATGAAGTAATTCCGTCCATCAAACCAGTAGTTCTTAATTGCCTCGCCAATCCGACCAACCTCGAAGTCCCTAACAAAACCAGTTCCGAGAATCTCACGCCATGAGTAAAAAGCCTTAGGCATGTTGAATACCTGCATACCTGTTTCTCTGACAATGGCGGAGTCTACAGATTTATGGTTTCCACCTGGATCCCAGAATGTCGGTCCTCTAACACCTTCCTTAAACTCCCCGGGCCATTGATGATTGGGGAATAACCTTTTTATCTCCTCAAAAACAGTGTCCAAGGGAATATGTGCATCTATTCCATCAAAATCGGAAGATCGGGATTCCTCATACTGCCAATAGTGAAGAAGCTTTAGATCGATCCTAGACTTCGGACTGACAGGTCTCCAATCATGACCCTGCAGCAAATAATGCTGCTTGGTAAAATTAGGCTCGTCAAATCCTCGGGCGACAGCGTCTCTACCCGTAAGCTTTAATTCACCAGCAACCCTCTTCAGGAATCGAGCAGTATTCTTGGGGGAGTGTAAGCAGATCTTGTCCTCGAAAAACCACACAGCATGTATCCCGCCGGAATAACTTCTGCTGATATAATTAACAGGGTATTCTAGATCAATTAGGCGGCGTACAATATCCTCATACTGCTCATCCGTGAAAGTTGCATCCCAGTCCGCACAGACGCCATGCAAATTATGCATTGGATTCTGGTTGGATATCCGCTGATTAGGATCCACACCCTCTGCGGTTGAATACGCACAGTATTTTGTTCCTGGAAGCTTGCACCAGCTTTTGAAAGCCGCTGTGTTCTTAAACTCGGGAAGCTCAAACTCCAGCTCCCAAGGTTTTCTTTTGAATATCTGTGTGCTACTTAGATTTGGAATCGTGAACAAATCCATAATATAATATTTCCTCCATTTGCCGTGCTACTTCCAATTCAAGATCGGACTCATAGCACGATATATTTCTTATTTTTCCGTCAATTAAATCGTCGCTGATACCCGCTTCTGAAATGTGGGTATCTCCGTCTATGTCTCTCTCCCGCTCAACATGAATCACAGCTCCACGCTCTCGAATAAATCTTGCTTCGTTGTCGAACCGTACATCATCGATGACATAATTCGTTTGGGGATTGAGCTGTTTTCTGAGTGCGGTGATCCATATTCTTCCATCAATCATATTACGCCCAAATTCTGTGCCAAGCAGTTGCATCATTTCCCTCGGCGATTTTCCATATTCGTCCAAAGGTATCTCTTTGATCGTTGGATCGTATAGCTCAGCATCACCCAAGCCTAATACTCTCAACATCTCCTTAATCGGGGTTGCAAAACTAATAACTTCAAAGTCGTGCAACTTATTTATTATTTTGGCTACAGTGCTTTTCCCGCAGCCTTTTCCTCCTGCTAATCCTATAATCATTTCGTGTACTCCTTTGTAATGATTGCTTCACTATCGAGTGGAACATCCTTCATCCACTTCGGTCCCTGCTTCATGATCTCCTGTATGTCAGCCTTTGCGTGCAGTGCCATGTCTTCATCTACTTCGATAACCACTTCATCGTGGACATGCAGAACGATCTTCTTCCCAGCCTTTTCAAGGTTGGTCATTATATATCCAAAGCAGTCACGGGCGGTTGCCTGAACCGCATTCTGGAAAAGGTTAGCCCCGTATTGGTAAACTCTACGAAGAGCCCCTTTCTGAGTTTTACATGTCACCCCGTCATGCTGATGCTGACAGGAGAAATATTTCAGTGTTCTGCCACTCGGTATCTCGAATGAATAATCGTCACCCTCAGCCGCAGCCATCTTGTACTCCCTGTCGAGCGTCTTCCACATGGCAGTGATTTTTGGGTTCTTATCTCGAAAGTCTGAGACCTGGATATAGGCGTTAACCCACTGCCGTCTCTCTTTCTCAGATAGGGTAGGGTACAATGATCCCTTGCCCGGTTGATAAGTATTGGCAAACTCCTGAAAACGAATCTCATCTTTGCGTGAAAACCCTTGGTCTAGAATCTGCTGTTGACCATATTGGGCTACTGTTTCAGCAAACTTAAACCAGCCGCTTCCGTAGCCAAGCTGAAGAACACGAACCTTTGCCAAAAGGTAAAGCTCAGGATCTTCATCCTTGAGTTTACCTCCTGTCCATCCCATTGTCTGCCTTGCGTGTGCCTCATAGGGACTCATGCCTTGCTTTACCAATTTAAGGAAGTCCGTATCGCCAACAATAAATGCAGTAAGCCTTGGCTCGATCTGAGAAAGGTCAGCAACGACAAAGGTTTTACCCTCAGGTGCAGAGAACATGTTACGGATGTTCACTCCGTAACGGGTCTCCCTGGGAAGATTTTGAACATTAAATCCGGCATCACCTGACCATCTTCCGGTAGCATCCGCGCCGAAATATTTCAGATTGTAGCTCATACGGTTATCGTCGGTCAGCCTGTCCTTGATATTCCTCATCCGCGTCAGGTGCATGTTCAGCCTATTGTAATTCTGCATGGCTGATACGAACTTAAGCTTGCCGCCATGCTCCTTAATCCATTCCGCTAGCTCAGGGCTATCCTGAGCGAGTGACTTGGGAGGTTCAACGCCAGCCTTTCGGCACTCCAAAGCCATCGCTTTCTTGGAGTAGACAACATACTTCTTCTTAGTGTCCGGATCGATCTGATCATACCACGGTAGGTTTTTCTTCACATCGAACAACTGTTCCTCCAAGCTATTGATTCCCTCCATGAGTTTATCGTAATCCACAGGAATGCCATCCCATGCCATCTGCCGAGTCATCTTAGATAATTGGCGTTCGGTCTCAGGCCATTGGTCGTAGAGCTTTTCGAAAATTTGATAAGTGTACTTCGAATCATCTAGTGCGTATTGAAGCACCGCTTTGGATTCGTCCATGGCGATCATGTCATCCCATGTTTTCCCTTTCATATTCTCACGAACTTCCTTGTCCATGTCAGCGTTGAGAATAGCTTTGGCGGCTCCCTTCAGATTTCTCTGATATTGGAAATATACGCACATATCCGCTGAGCATATCCAATCGACTTTAATGTCGGGAATGATACCAAGCTCAACGCAACGCTCGAAGCATCGCTGATCGAACGACGCATTGTGAGCTATAAATGTGTAGCCATCCAACTTCTTCCAATCAGGGTATTCTTTAGTCTGCCCAACATAGCTTATCTCCGGATTCCATAGGGAAACAAGATAAGCGTCGAACTCGGGGTGATTGACATATTGGTAGGTACTCTGACCTACAATCGAGTAGTCCTTTGAATAAAAGGTCTCAAAATCTAATGCTATATATTTCATAAATTGTGGTGGTGTGTGGTTGGGCGTGGCGATTGAGCGCCGAGGGAAAAAGTCACTAAACCCTCGGCGCTACACACCACGCTAATATGAGATTAGCAAAATTCTGATGCTAACCAGTTGACGAACTTTTCGTCGTGCTTCTTACCGCGAACAACTTTTGGTCCGTGGACAGCATTCCCGCTGAACATCCTTTTCTGAGTTGTCAGTAGAAATGATCCGTTGCGAAGCCCGCTTCGGTAATATGTGCCTGCTGCTGTTAGTATCGGTTTAGCACCGCCTTCGTAGGCAGTCTTACGGATTCTCCACATAGCAATGGCATAATGATCCTTGCCGAAGTTATATGGGAACACATCCTCGTTATCACCTTTGATGCAAACCAAGGCGTCAGCCAATGGTTTCCAATCGGGCTGAACCCAGTTCTCACCGTCACGGTGTCCTTGTGTAGTACCCCCGATTTTCTTCTGCTCTGCCGGCGTTACGATTCTTGGGATTTCTCCCGATCCGAATGGGATGTTTTCCTCGAAGAATTTACCGATCCTAAGAACGGTGAACTCAACCGGTGTTGTCCCGTCGCTGATTTCGTGCTCGGCATCAAGAACGATTGCTCCTTTCTTGAAGTTATCGCTAAGCGGTCCAACTCCCTGAGCTATTGCTAGCTTAGGAAATTCGATGTCGCTTGCATCGATGTCGCCGATCACACCCGCGCCGGACACCGCCAATGCCCCCGATGTTGGTGATCCCTCTATTATATCTCCAGTAGCTTCTACTACTTCCGTTTCGTTTGTCTTTGACTCTGATAATGATGATTTAGCCATCTTAGTATCCTTCCTGTCTTTTGGTTATTGTTTAGCGAGTGTTAACAAATGTTATACACTCAAGATAAATTTTTTGATTTCCGAAGATATGGAGTTAAACTCCTCTCTTCTTCGGACAGGATTACTCCTGCATCCTCAAGGGCATTGTCGATCTTAGCCCTGGCGTTCTTCTTCTCACCCCGTGGAAGCTTTTCAGAATACGCTTTGCCCAATGCAGATGGGGTGACATTACACGCATTCATAAA